GCTTTAAGAGGCCGCGACAGCGGAGCGGTAGTTAATCGGCCTCGCCAGGCCCTTCCCTATCCAAAAGCACTTATGCCGCCCATTGTAGCCCACGACGGCGCGACCGCTGAAAGGCCCCGGACCCGCGACGTTCCTTATCCCCCTATCTCTCTGTCGCCGTTAATCTTTGCCCGCGCACTCCCCCTCCTCCGTTTCTAATCCCTTTTCCCGCGCCTCATATTTAGTACGCATAAGCCGCATAGTTGTTAGACGGCAAGGCGGCCTCCGGATATGCTTACGATGGAGGCTGAATGAGCAAAGGGCCGGATGCAAAAACGGCGGGGAAGAAACGGTCCAGGCCGCATTCGACGGCTGACCCGGCTCCGAAGTACAGGGTCACCTACCCCACGACCGAGTTCGAAAAACTGCGGCACCTTAAAATGCGTAAGCGGGCCGAGCACATGTTCGTCTATGAGAACACCGAGGCGCAGGAGATCGCCGACGAGTTCAGGGTGCCGGTTGCCGATGTCCTGCAATGGGGCCTGGAGGACCGCTGGGCGCAAAAGAAGGAAGCCCTGACGGTATCGACGGACCGGGCGGCGGATGTGCTGGAGAACCGGCTTTTCGAGTACATCCTCAGCATCCAGAACAACAACAACGACCTGACCGAGCACGCTGCCCGGCTGATCCTCACGACATCCAAGGCCGTCGGGGCACTCAGGGCGGACAAGAATACGCTACGGGGAATCATGTTCGCGATGCTCAAGTTCATCGAATACCTGAAATGCAGCGAGCCGGAGCTTCTGGGCAAGATCGAACCGCATATCAACACCTTCATCGAGCAGCGGCGGAAGCAGGCGGGGGTCTAGGTGGCCCAGCTCTCTCATAAAGAGTTCGAGCTCAAATACAGGGAAGTTCAGGCGGCCCTCCGGACGGAGGTGAAGGCGTTCCCGGACAACTCACCGGGGGCGTCGCAAAGGCGCAAGGCCCAGGCGGAGGAAGATTTCAAGTTCTTCCTGAGGACCTACCTGCCGCATTATTTCGATACTCCCCTGTCGGCCCAGCATAACAGCATGACGAGGGCGGCACAGACCATGGAGCGGCAGATCCTGATCGTGGCGGCGGGCGGCTGGGGCAAATCCACCATCGTCACCCTGGGGTATGTCCTCTGGTGCATCCTGTTCAAGAAGCATCACTGCATCGTAATCGCTTCCATGACGGAAGACATCGCGGCGCAGGCGACACAGCTCATCAAGCTGGAGCTTAGCGACAACGAGAGGATAATCGAGGATTTCGGGAGCCTCCAGGGGCGATACCAGTGGTCGGATAACGATTTCGTTACATCGAACGACATTCGGGTGGTGGCGAGGGGCGCGGGGCAGGCGTTCAGGGGCATCAAGTGGCGGCAGTACCGCCCCGACCTCGTCGTCCTGGACGACATCGAGGACGAGGAGATCGCCTCTTCCTCCCGCAGGACGGCGAAAACCCTGAACTGGGTCCACTCGACCGTCAGGCCGAGGATGGCGGCGACGGGATGGCAGCTCATCTGCGTGGCTAACCTCATGGGGCGTTCGGGCGTCGTCGGCCACATGTTGTATCACCCGGACTACATAGCCTGGAAGCGGTGCAAGTTCCCGTCAGAGGACGAGAACGGCCATTCGACCTGGCCGGCAAAATGGCCGGACAAGAAGCTGAAGGCGCTCAAAAAGGAGATCGGGTGGATACGTTATGCCCGTGAAATGCTGTGCGCCCCGGTGGATGATACGCATTATTTCCGGCCGGAGATGACGCATTTCGGCGACCCGGCCATCATCCCGAGGCTGGAAGACAAGATCGCCTATATCGACCCCTCGGTGCTGGAATCACGGCACGGGGACTTCAAGAGCATCATCGTGACCGGCAAGCTGCCGGGCGATCACCGGGAGTATGTCTGCGGGGTGTGGATCAGGCACGCCACGAATGCCATGATGGTGGGGGCGGCCTACAAGTTCGACGAGGATCTGCACCCCCGGCTGTACGGGCTCGAAGCGAACGGATTCCAGCGGTTTTTGAAGAGGGATTTCGACGACGCGGCGGTGAAGCGGGGGCACTTCCTGCCGATCAAACTGGATTATCATTCGGAGAAAAAGTCTTTGCGCATACAGCGGATGGTCGCCCCGCATGACAACGGCGACCTGGTGTTCTTCCGGGAGGTGGGCGACACTCCCCTTCTCCTGGAACAGTTATATGCGTTCGAGGAGAACGGCGGCGAGCACGACGACGGTCCGGACTCGCTGTCCGGGGCGATGGAACAGCGCGGGGGCTACCGGAAAAAGATCAAGTTCACCAGATTGTGAGGCGGTAAATGGCAGAAAAGGGAAAATCGATACAGTGTTCGCTGATCGGCGTCGGCAAGAAGAATAAGAGGGCCGTAAATCCCCGGACAGGGAAGGATGACGGCAAGGAAGGGTTGTCCTGCCCCGGCAAATACCGGGACATGCTGGCCGACCCGTGGGAGCTGGTGTCGGTATATTACAGCGCTCCGTGGATCAAGGGCGCGGTAAGGGCGATCAAGCAGGGCATCGAGGCATCGGAAGTGAGATGCGTGTTCGATGCCGACGACCCAAAGGCCCAGGCCGATCCGAAACTCATGCAGATTCTGACGGACTTCCTTGAAAAAGACGATGAGGACTGGACGACGTCTTCCGAAAGGATGGCCGCCTGCGTCAAGGATTTCGGCATTCTAGGTTATGCCTGCTTCGAGATCGCGAGGGACACGAAACGAATGCCGGCCGCCTGGTACCATGTGCCGGCGGTGACGATCCGGGAGCGAAAGGACAAGCTCTACGACCAGATAGATATGAATGGGACCGTGATCAGGACATTCGGCAAATACACACCCAAGGGCCGGGAGGACAAATTGCCGGAACTCATGATCATCCGGGAATACGACCCGGCCGGGCGGTATACGGCCGACTCGCCTCTTGCCGGGCTTGTGAATACCGGCGACAGGCTGAACGCGCAGGACGACTACAACACCCAGCTCCTGAGAAAAGGCGGGCTCTCGCCGCTCCTGCTGATGTTGGAGGGCGAGCTGGACCCGGAAGGGAAAAAACGGTTCAAGGAGGAACTGAGGGGTATCGCCGCCGGGAAGTATGCCAGCGTGATCGCCCTCCTGGAAAATGTCCCCGCCGGGAGCGCCATCCATAAGATGGCGCAGGAGATGACCGACGCGAGCTTTACCGAAGGGGAAAAGACGCTGAGGGACAGGGTTCTTGCGAATTATACCGTTCCCCCGACCAAAGTGTCGCTGACCGCCAGCAATTATGCCACCGCGATGCAGGAAGACGCCACATTCAGGTTCATGGTGACCCAGCCTTACCTGCGCAAGCATCTGAAGCGCCTGACCGTTGTGGGACGGGAACTGGTCGCGGACAAGGGATATTGCTACGGGTTCAGGCAGGACAGCATCAGCAGCTTCCTGGAGCAGGTACAGGCCGAAGACCTGCTGCTCAAGTGGGGAGCGCGTAACATAAACACAACCCTCGCGAAGCTGGGCGACAAAGGAATAGGGCCGGAGGGAGACAAGCATTACCTGATGACAAACCTCGGGCCGGTAGCGCTGGAGGATCTCGAGAAGATGCAGGGGACGCCCACCCTCGGACGGCTGATCGACAACCTGATGGCGATCAGGGCGGAGATATCGAGGGCAAGAGACCATAATGAAGACGACCACCGACGACCTGAACCGGCTACTGAGCCTGACTGAGCAGTGCCTGTGCGGATGCGGCCTGCTCGACCCGGATCAATGCCGGGCGAAGGGGGCTGTCCCGCAGGGGCTCATCAACAAGCTGACCGCCAAGCTGGAAAAGCTGGTAAGCGATTGGACGGCTGACCTCACCAAGGTCGTCAAATACGAGAACAACAAGGTCGTCTACAAGGAGGCGGCGATTGCCGCCCTCGAAGACAAGCTGTGGAAAAACCTAGAGAAAGCCATGCTGGACAATCTCAAGAAGGCTTTGGAAGCGGGGCTGGACGACGCGGGATCAGAGCTCGGAATCGAGATTGAATTCTCTTCCATCGACGAGGATCTCATCAAGATACTGGAAAAGCAGGAAATAGCCTTGTCGAAGTCCACGGCCGCCAAGATCGCGGGCAACGCCAAGCAGGCGCTTCTCGAATCGCAAAGGCTGGGGGAAACGGTGAGCCAGGCGGCGGAGCGGCTGAAAAAAATGTCCACGCTGACCAATTATGAAGCCCGGAGAATCGCGAGGACGGAACTGTCGAAAGCTGCAAATGCCGCACGCCTCCAGGGTTATAAGGGCCGCGTGAAAAAGGTGCGGTGGGTGCTGGGGCCGGGATATGACGGCAAATGCGCCTGTGGAGATTATGAGGGGGAGTATACCGTTGAGGTCGCCATGACGTTGCCGATGTGTCCGCATCCGAACGGAGATTGCTATTGGGTTGCCGTCATCGAACCGATCGAAGAAAATCCGGAATAGGCCGCCGCTTAAATTCTACAGTCAATTCGCATAAGACGCATAGTTGTTAGACGAATGCCGACAACCTCCATTATGCTCGGGTTGGAGGTTGTGCATGGTGCAGCCGAAGACAGTACCGGTCAAGCTCACAAGCCGATATTATCCCGCAAGCTTCGTTCGCCAGGGAGACTATCTCTGGGCGTTCGGCGTGGGCACATCGGAAGCTGTAGATTCGTACGACACCGCCTTCTCGATCGACGCAACCCGCGAGGCGATCAAGGAATTCGACAAGTGGCGCAACCTGAGGGACATGCACAACCCGGTGGCTGTAGGCGTCATCCCCATCATGGAGTTGACGGACACATGCCTGCGGCTTGGGGCCAAGATTGTCGACGCCGAGGCGATAAAGAAAGCGGAGGCAGGTGTCTACAAAGGCTTCAGCCTGCGGTTCGCGGAGGATTACGACGGACACTGGGAAACCAGGACCGGCAAGGATGTATTCCTTTTCACCAGGTACAGCATCATCGAGTTTTCCCTGGTCGACCGGAACAGCAATCCCGAAGCGCTGATATCCCTGTTCAGCCGGGCGGACATCGCCCTCGCCGAAAAAGAGGCGGGCTGGACATTCGACTGGAAGGACGATTGCGACGCGATCGTCGCGGCCTTAGGCTGGGCGGGCATGGAACGCGCGTGCCTCGTCGGATCGGGCGAGAACAAGGCCGCCTACAAGCTGCCGGTGGCGCGCATGGTCGACGGCAAGCTGACCCTCTTCTACCACGGCTGTGTGGCCGCTATGGCCGGGCTGAACGGGGCCAACGGCGATCTCGGGCTGACCGGGACGGAACGGGAAGAGGCATACAACAACCTGTCAAAATTCTATCAGCTTTTCAATGAAAAACCATCCGAACTACGGAGAATGGAGGTTACCAGCATGGACTTCACCAAAGAGCAGCTCGATCAGGAGATCGAAAAAGGCGTCGGCAACTTTCTGACGCGCCTGTTCTCGAGAGGCAAGGAAAAGGGCAAACCCGAGGAAAAACCGGCGCCGGAAACCAAACCGGCAACCAGGACGGCGATGCCGAAGGACAAGTACGACGCCCTGAAGCAGGCGCGCGCCGACATGGCGGCGGCGGGAGCTTCAACCGAGGCCCTCGCGGGGATGGATACCGCGATAGCGGCCGTCGAACCCGTCGAGGAAAAGAAAGACGCCGCGAAGCCCGACGAGGAAACGAAGCGGACGATAGCGGCCCAGGCGGCGACGATCGCCGAGCTCCAGGGCAAACTCGACGCGATGTCCTCGGCGAGGAAATCCAAGGAAACGGTTGACGGACCCGACCAGAAGCCTCCTCAGTCGAAGTACCGCGGGGCGTTCATCGGCCAAGTGATCGATTAAGAGAGGAGAAGGCGACCATGGACAAGATACAGGAATACATCGACCAGCAGCTCAAAAGGTTTTTCGCGAGAGCATCATCCATCGACCTGTCGGGCGGTGGAGAAGTGCCCGCCGAAAGCCTCCGGGATTTCATCACCACATCGGGCAAGGAGGCGACGCCCCTCCTGGAGAAGATAGCATCCAACGGGTGCATGCTGATCCAGAGCGGCGAGCCCATGGACATCCCCACGATAGGGATCGCCGACGACCAGCTCATCGAGGCCGAGGAAGGCACGGAACCGACGGACATCGTCGAGTTCACCAACGGGAAGGCGCAGATCACGACCGTCAACGGCATCTATCCCGTCAACATTCCCTACAGCGTCCTCGAAGACGCGATAGGCAGGAACCCCGGCGAGATCGGGGAGGCGGCCGCCAACGCGAAGTTCGACCAACTCATCGGCGATCTCGCCATGAAGGGGGTGAGCAAGGACCTTCAGCACGCCGTCATCAACGGCGACACGACGAGCGGGAACAAAACCCTCAAGATGTTCGACGGCGCGGTGAAACTCCTGACCGCCGGAGGGGCGACATATACGCCGGGCGCGGCGCAGACGGTCACCGAGTTCCTGACAGGGATGTACGGGGAGATCCCCGAGAACTTCGACAGCCCCGAAGAGCTGACATACTGGCTCGCCAAGGACGAATTCAACGAGCTGTGGGAGGTCTACAAGGCCAGGGGAACCCAGCTCGGCGACAAGGCCCTCACGGAGTCCATGAACGGCGGCCTCCTGTACCAGGGCATCAAGTGCAAAAGGCTCGTGAAGCTCGCGGCACAGAAGGCAATCCTCGCCCACGACAAGGCGTTCTGGCTCGGCATGAAGCGCAGGATGACCGTCGAGAGGCAGAGGAAGCCCCGCGCCCAGATGATCGAACTGACGATCAGCCTGAGGGCGGGACACGCGGAAGTGCTCGACGCCTGCGTGCTCGGCACCAGGACCATTTAAGGGGAAAAGGAGGACCGAATGGCGAAGAACGATTTGGTAAAGATAAG